AACGATGGGACGGGAACGATGGGACGGGAACGATGGGACGGGAACGATGGGACGGGAACGATGGGACGGGAACGATGGGACGGGAACGATGGGACGGGAACGATGGGACGGGAACGATGGGTAAGATACCACACAGTGGTATGGTGCTTTGCACAATTGAGGCATTTGTAATAGGAATTAAATCCTATTATAAATCAGTTTGAAATAAATTTTTGTAAGGTATTAACAAATTTATTTTCACATACATTCATTGCTAATTTTTCTAATATAAATTCACGAGGCCGATATGTTTGAATATTATTAAAAAACTTTTCTAATTTTTCTTGAATATCATTCATATCATAAAAATATTCTCCACACCTACCATCCCAGTAAGGAATTGCAGTTGCTAGAATATCAGGATATCTTTGACCATATTCTTGATTCATTGATTTAACATTCCATACAAGTAATGGAACATTACATGATAAAGCTTCTTCTAGTGCAAACCCTTGGCTTTCATGTCTTCCTACCCATATACCAAATTTACTCTCTTTTAAATAATCCAAATATTCATTTTCATCATAACGTGTATTATAGTTAAAAACTTTATAAAGAATTCCATTAGATGTTAGTAATTTCTCCATAAATGCAAGTTCTTCAGGATGTCTAGATTTATAGTAAATAAAAACACGCTCTCTATTATGCATAGACTTTGTTTCATTAAAAATAGTAGTATCTACACCAAAAGGACATGATACCATGTTTAAATCTTTACATAGTGGATTTTTTTTCCAATCATCTACGCACCATTGACCAGGCATAATGTATAGTGATTTATTAGATTGTATTCCCATAACTTTATCATCAGGAAATACACTAAAATGAGGTCCAAATATAAAATATGCATTGGGGTACTTAGATACATCTATAGGACTAGTAGGACTATAAACGAAATCAAAAGCAGTTAGGTCAAAATTATCAATGTCAGAAATTTTATCAACAATAGTAAACTCAATATGATTATAATTCATAAGAGAATGCATATTTTTCGGATGCATCCATGTATTAATAAATAGTATTTTCATATAAATAATATTAGAGGTTATTTTTATATATAATTTATTAAAAAGTATGAAAGCTTTTTTAATAATAGGGTATAGTGGAAATGGATGGAATTTCATATTGAATTGTTATTTCTCATTGCGTAAATACGATAAACAGACAACAGTTATTATTATAAATGATAAAAATGAACCCATTCATGATTATCTTAAGAATGAAATAAATCTTCGTTATAAAACAAATGAAACATCTTGTTTTGAATTAGGATGTATAAAAAACGCAGTTTATTCTTTTCCAGACGTAGATCAATTTTTTATTATTCACGATAGTTGTGAGTTTATTAATACAATTCCTGAGTTTACACAAGATACGTTTTTATTTGAAAGAAGCATATTTGATATTGCACCGGCATTAGACGATGCAAAAGAATGGTGCGAGAAATATTTGCCCGGTATAAAATACAATGATGTAAATAATACAATGTGTGAAGGATTAATGGGTATATTCAGCAGAAGGTTACTGTTAGAGATTTTTGAGTTTGGATTAAAACATGTTAATATTCAATATAAACATCAAGCTGTTTCAAGTGAAGGAATATTTGGAATATTATTAAAGAAATTTAATAACAATATAGAGGTTTTTCATAAATATCCGAGAGAAGAATATACACAAAGAAGACAACATTGGACATTCTTTAAAAAAACAGTTCCAGGGAGAGGATTATGTGTTCAATTTGATAAAATTGTAAATAATGTTAATAAAACAGACTTGCATCATCCAGAACAAAAAAGAAGTTTTGAATATAAAGGGACCATATATGATAGTTTGTTAAGTTGTATAGCATTAAATTTTGATAATATAGAACAGGTCGTTTTCAAATATTTCCATAAGAATCATGATTTATTATTATTAGTTGTAGATAAAAGAGCAAATAAATATCAGGTAGAAAATGACTATTATGGAGTAGGTTTAATTTATAATAAACTACATCATTATTTTTATATTTTGAAACATTTTAAAGAGGTAAGGGACTATGAAGATTTGGAATTAGAAGATATGAGAAATGGAAACTGTTTGCAAATTGCTAGATGTAATTATTAATATTAAAATAATCAGGCGTTTTTACCATTTGGTTGGATTTATAATAAAAGTCTAGGTTTTTCTGAATTAAATCTTCATTATAATGAACATCCCAGCATCCATGGTTATCACCTTGTCCGTATTTGTTTTTTTCTGCGATTCTATTGTGAATCTTATCAACAAACCAATGTTTATTAAGCATCTGGATATGAAGAGTAACTAGATTATCATTATAAATACCATTACCATTATGAAAGCCATTTTCAACTTCTCTATCACAATAGGTAAATATGGTATGTTTAAAAACACCCCAATCAAACCAATAATTTCTTTGTTGACTTATTTTAATATTAATATCATAATCTTTTTCTGAATCATGATGAATAATATCATACAAACTAGTAGCACCATTTATATTTTTACCCTTATAAGTCTGCACCAAATAATCTTTCAAATTTTCATTATTCTTTGTAAACATCAATTCATCGCATTCAGTAATAACAACCACTTCATAATATTGTAGCAATATGCATAAATTATTAGTAAGCATTTGACGTAACCAAGCATGGTCAAACACGGCATTATTTGGTTCCTTTTTTACACAACATTCTAGATTATCTGTACTTCCATCGGTAGTATTTTGGTCAATAACATACATGTCTTCATTAGAACAGAATTGTTTATAATGTTTTATCCAGACAGGTAATCTTACAGGTTCATTTCTAGCAAACGTTACGAAACAAATATCTCTTTTCATAATGAAAAGAGATACTATTTAATATTTATATTCTATATATATCTTTATATTTATTGCTATCCGCCCTTAAATCTCTTAGCTTTTTCTTTTCTATATCATAAGGATTATTTGGAGTTTCAATAAAAAACGCCTTTGTTTTTATATTTTTATCATTAAAATTATCACTTAGATATGATAGAGTAATAAATATGCGTGTTGAATCAGTTTGACCATTCACAGGATTAGGATTTCCATGCCACGAATAATCATTACATGTAAAAACAATAAATCTATTAAACAATGGAGAAATACTTTCTACCTTATTAAAAAGAATAGGATTTTCAGAAGCAGACGAACTACCATTCCAGACTTCAAACTCGCAATCATAGTCTTCTTTCCAATTATGGCTCAAATAAATACCAATTGTAACCTGTTTTTTTAAATTAAGAGTTGGATGATAACCAGCATCCATATGTATATCTAATTTATCTCCATTAGAATATTTATGTACACCCCAAAAGTTACGGCTTGTATCAAGAAGTAATTTATATCCAACAAGAGAAGATAACTTATCAACAAATTTATCAGAAGTTAATTCATCAAATAGAGATTTTAATAATGGAGGGAAATTATATTTATCTCTTAGTGTGTATTTTTGCTCAAATGGATTACTATATCTATCCCAAGCAGAATCATCAATCATTAAAATTTCATTTTGGATAGCCTTTGCCTTTTCATCTATTAAAAAATTATCAATACACCAATAAGGAAAAGGCTTTTTATTTACATATTCTTCTGTTGGAATAATATCAATATTATTATGTATAATAGGTTCCATAATAATATATAATTGCCATAAATATTTATATCAAATTTAACGTATTTAAATATTCATGTAATTGTTCTTTTGTTAATGGGTTTATTTTACTATTATAATCTTTCATATCTTCATTAATAATATCAGGGTATTTTATTACACTTTTAATATGAGTATAATCACCATTAACTATTATTCTACCAGATTGGGTATCATTAATTAGAGATTCTAATAATTTTTCACCAGACCTTAAACCAGTAATAACAACAGGTTTATTATATTTCTCGGAAAAGATTCCAACCAAATCCTTTACATTCATAGATATTAATTTGGGAATAACAGTATCACCACTTTCACCATTAATTGCAGCATATTCTATAAGGTCCACGCTTTGTTGAAGTGTCATTACAAATCTTGTCATATCTGTACTAGTAAGAGTAAAGTGTTTTTTATCAGGGTCATTACCAATTTTATGAAGCAATGGTATAATACTACCACGCGAGTTCAAAACATTACCATATCTAACATTCACAAATTTTATAGATGGTATGTAATGAGCCTTTTCAATAATAAATGTTTCAGATAACGCTTTACACATACCATAATTGTTTATAGGACTACAAGCTTTATCAGAGCTTACAAATACAACAGTTTCAAGATTTGCTAATTCTGATAAATTACTTTCAATAGATTCTAGTACATTCTGTGTTCCTAATAGATTTGTTTTCAAACTTTCTGAAGTATTAATCTCACATTGGTCAATATGTTTCATAGCAGATGCGATAATAATAATATCGGGTTTTATTCTTTTAATAGTTGCTTCTACAATAGTCCTATCTGATACATTACCGATAATAAACCGGATATTTGGATTTGAATTAAAATGTAATTTCATTTCCCAATGCTTACACTCATCTCTGGAAAAGTTATAAACTGTATTCTTATTACTATACCGTTTATTTAATTCGTAACCTAGAGAACCCGTACCACCAAATATAAGTATAACTTTATTATCCATGAACTTAATATATATAACTAGCTAATTTTTATATATATTTACACAGAATAAGAGTTTATTTGGATTTTTCATCAATGTTTTTAATGATAAAATGTACATATAAATCTGGTTGTATATGCATATTGCTCTGAAATAATGTAAATATAGTAGAAGGGTCCTGAAATTGTGAATCAATTGTAAATTCAATAGAACCATGTTTAATATTATTTGTATGCCAAATTCCATTAGTAGATAATTGTTTATCTACATCCACATGATATACATCATAAAAGTTGTAGCATTTTAATAAATAGCAAAAATAAAGCCAGAATTCATTACAACCATTATTAATTAATTGAGGTATATTGGAATTGGTAAGAACTAATTCTTTAACAATTCTGGTGTTACATAGCTGTGGTGTAACATTAAGTATAGTATCTGGAACATCATTATCATAATCTAATTCATAATAAGAACAAGATTTTATCAACCAATCATTTCTATGTTTATGTATTAAACTAAGAATAGGTTTTCCATCTACAAATAAATCGCCATAATTTATTTTTTTAGTTAAATAACAATCAGCATCTAAAATAAGATAGTATTCTGTGTTAATTATTTCAGAAACAAATAATTTTAATACTTGTTGAATATGCCAACCAGTTTGACTGATATTGTTTTGATAGATATCATTTTGATTTAATACTTTTAAGTATGGGCTATATTGTTGAAATAAATTTGAAAAAAACTCTATATCATCAGGACGAGTAATTACATAAAAAACATCTATGTCAAGATGATTAAATAATTTAAAAATAGAATAAACGCAAATTTGAGCCAAAATAGCATCCTTACGTATAATTGGTAATACAAATGTTAGTTTATTCATTCACTCAGTATTCATAATAGTGTCAAATCTGTTTTATATATTTATCTATTAAATGATATTTTACTAACATATTTTCTTTTACAACACCATACAAGATTATCAAACCCAGTATCAGTTCCCGATTCTGGGTTCTCATGAATCCCATCGTAATATAAACCATCATAAGAATTTTGAAAATTTATTTCAGGAAAGTAATAATGACAAATTAATGCGAATATAGTTTCATTTGCACGCCTATCTCTATTAGATGTTGCATCTACAAATTTATTTATAAAATTGGTTTGACTATTGATATACATCAAAGTTTCTCTATCAATAATACAACAACTTCCAAAGCAACAGCACCATTTATTTTTACTATTTAAAGAATCTAATGCGAAATTTATAAAATCATTATTGTCGTTATAATTCGTCAAAAGCCGATATCTTATTAAATCAGTATGAGTAATTATATTATTATCAATATTGAATTCAGTTTTCGGTTCATGAATATTGTCCCAATGAAGAGCATGATTCGTAAAATGCCAAATATATTTTATACCCTTTATGTTTTCAATATTATCTAATGGACTATTTAAAAGCATACTATCTTGCATAAAAAAGGCCTTATCGTTAGTATCTTTCTCTAAAAAAACCTTGAATAATTGTTGGTCAGCAGAACCCTTATTTAAAGTATTTTCAATAAAAATATTATTATCATTAATAAATAATGATTTTAAATCATAATTATCATCAGAATCATTAATTAAAATTATTTTATTGTCTTTATGAAATTTTCTTACAGAATCTATGCATCTATGTAATTGGTTTAAATGCAATTTATTTTTTATACACGTAGGTATTATAAATGAAAACATAATATCTATTAGTAGACTTTATGTTTTAATTTCTTTCGGTGGATAAACTATTTTTCAAGGAATTCATTTATGTTTTTCATATCCACAAATTGAATAGTTGGTAATACAATAATAAATTTCCCCCCATTATCAACAAATAATCTATGTTTTTTAATTATATCATATGCATAAGGCCATGCTAAAACAAATATAGTTTTAACATTATTTAATGTATATATGTCAGAACTAGATAAGATTGGTATATGGTATTTTGGAGTTATCTTATTAATCTTAGTTGATGAGTCTTCAAATAAATAATCAAACTTAACATCTAAAAAACTTAAAATAGAATTTACTCTACCACTAGCACCATATCCGTATATAATTTCATCGCTGTTTTTATGAAGTACTATTAATGTCATTAACTCATTCTTCCAAATTTCAATATTTTCTTTTATGTTGAATACTGTTTCATCCATAGTATTTTCTTCCTCAATATATTTGAGTATTTTATCACTACAAATAGGACCTTGATGTAATGATTCCTTGTTCTTTTGAAGGATAACGCGAATAGAACCTCCATGAATATCTATTTTTTCAACATCAATCATATTCAAATTATAAATAGAAGCTATTTGATAAAAAGTGCGAATACTATAATACAACATATGCTCATGATAAATAAAATCAAACTGTTTAAAATCTAAAATGTTTTTGAAATAATGCACTTCAATAATAATGATACCGTCATCATTTAATATCCTTAACATATTTTTATAAACATCACCTACATTTTCAATATGTGCCATACAATTACATGCAACAATGATATCTTGTTTTCCATGGGTATGTAAAATAGTTTCTGCTGTATTATCATTAAAAAAATCATTTATATTTATAATTTTTTCATCACTAATTGCTTTAATAGCATCCGATGGATCTATGCCAATCAAATTATAGTTATCAAATTGAGTTAATTTATTTAATAATACACCATCATTACAGCCAATTTCCAATATATTTTTTTTATGGCTGTAATTAGTATTTATAAAGCAGGCCAGTTTATTGAAATGGTAATTTAAAAATGATATTTTAGATGAATAGTAAAAATAAGGGTTTATACAATTAATTGTTTTAAATAGCAGATTTTCATTAACTATCTCTTTAACATATCCTATTTTACATTGTTCGCAGTATAAAAAAGTTAGTGGGTAATATTTCTCATATTTTGTTTCATTTTTATCATTCATAAATGCGCCTACTAGTGGGAAATTACTATATTTAAAAATCTCTGATAAAGAATTATTACAAAAATAACATGCATTTAATATTTTATATTCACCAACCTTTGATATGTTAAATACATATTGTTCTTTTATTTGTTCTTTAATATCTGGTATGTTTAACTCCATATTATAAATAGAAGATAATGTCATTTTTTTATAATCAACCTGTTTTTTAGTTATGGTGATATTTAATTCATATATCTCATTAATATACTGACATAATTCATATTTTGATACAGCGTTTGGCGAAAAAATATGTCTAACTCCCTGCCAATATACATTTTTATTAATAATAATTTCAATAATTTTTGCTAATTGTAAACAAGTAACACCATTCCAAAAGACATTTTCATAGCCATCAATAGTACCATCTTTTTGTTTTATTACCCATTCAATTAAACTATTTTTATGATTTATTTCTTCACCAATGATGGACGTACGAATTATGCACATAGTATTATCTTCACCAAGTGATTTTGAAATACCATAAATATCTTCAGCATCATGTTTACTAGTTTCATCATAGTTACCGTCCTTACCCAAGAAAACACAATCTGTTGTAATATGAATAAAGGGAATACCATATTCCTTTGCAATTTCATTTACTTTATGTGGAAATAAAGAATTTAATGCGATATATTTACGAATATCGCATTTTTGCTGAGGTATAGCACCCGCACAATTAATAATTAATTCGCCACTTTGAACTATACCATCTAACTTTACCCAATCGCATGATTCTACATCAAATGTATTACGGTCAACACATACTATCTCATGAAACTGTGTTAGATATTTCTTCATATAATTACCCAACATACCAGTAGAACCAAAGAGAATAATTTTCATTATATAGTATTTATAATGAAAATTACATATTACTTTTGCACAAATCTATTATTTTATTATCTATAAATTCTCTTAAAAACTTATTATTATAGTCTAGATGAATTTTATCGCTCGTAAACGAATCTTTAATGAAGCCATTTTCATCGGTAATAAAATCATAAATATCCAAATAAGAAATTTGCTCTTTTATACATAGAGTCCTCAATAAATCATTTGCATATATGGTGTATGCGCGTCTTTCTTCAAGGGAACCCATAGAGTTTTGACCCTGCGCACCAGGTCTAGGATTTGGATAAATACAAGAAACTATAGGTATTATATTATATTGTGTTTTAATATTCAAAACAGTTTCAATATACATGTTTATTAAATATTCTATTTCTTCTTTCCATCTATTTGTGGCGTGTAAATTAATATTTCGTTGTATATCATTAAATCCAAAATACATAACCACAAAATCATTTGATTTAATATTATATAATTGATGACCATTTCCCAAGTTATTTCCTATGTTATAAATATCTAATCCATGTTGTAGTAAACTGTAAATTGTTAATGGCATATTATGCTTATTCTCAACATTATAGTAAAACCAATGCTCTTTAATTTTCATAGAATTATAAAAGAAAATACTATGACTATCACCTATTGCAAAGATTTGTTGACCAGATTCAAACCCACTATCAGTAATAAAATTTGTATTTCCATTTATTTTTATTTCTTCTTCAATAATTCTTTCCATAATAATACTAACAATTAATACTTTTATATTTATTACATATCAATAAAACTTCCACATACTGTTACATAACCATTAATACCAACTTTATTTTCAATAATACATATTTCTTTGTCCATTGTCTTTAAAAATTTTGCAAACATTATCTCAAAACCAATACACTGAACAAAATCTGTTTCAGCATTTAATAAATAATCTAACCATTTATATGCGTTTTTTCTAGGCAATTTGTAAAAGCAAGTAAATAAATTGTTTTCATCATTATTAATTTTGTGAACACAAGATAAATTATTATTATAAAGGTCATATTTAAAACCATCGTTTAACCAATATCTACCACTTATTTTAAATAAACTATCAAATTCAATATTGTTTTCAAATAAAAACTTTAATGCAAGGATTGTCATAGTTCCTTCACCCATAGACTTAGATATTGTAAACATGCGACTTATTAAAGCTTCAATACCAGTATCATAAATATTATATAGATAATCAACATGCTGATTAAAATATTTTCTTTCTTCATCAGATAAGATAGAACATTCTATTAAAAATATTTTAGTATTTGGAATTTTCTCCATAACAGACAAAATAGTTTTTTTTGTATGCTCAAACCGTTCTTGTTTATTAAAAACACTGCGGCAATTTGTATAAGATAATGGAATTTTTGGTGGGTCAATAACCGATGTAATTAATGTAATACTGTTCATTATATGAATTATATTAAATATGTTTATATAAAAACCTCCGATAATAACTTATTACATAGGTACGAAAAATTGATTATTAGTTATTCAACTTAATTATCCAATAATAAACACATCAATAATGTCATCAATATGTATTCCACGTGTGGAATCAACCATAACTAAGGAATATATTTATAAAACGCTTATGAATCTTCAGATAGGAAATATAGAAAAGATAATTGAAATTCCTCTAAGAAACGACCCTACCCACAAACGTATTATCATTAAATTGAACTGGAACAAAAATTCTAGCTCATTAAATATGCAAAAGATACTAAGAACACTTGGCTCCGTAAAATTAGTTTATGATATGCCTTGGTATTGGAAGATAGTTACTACACATCCACAGATATAAAATTATACACCTTTGAACAATTAAGATACACGCAAAAAGTACGAACTGACTTACGTAGTCTATGTTCATTTGTGTAAAGAGGAGGGTTTAGAAGGGAACCGACCAGCGAAGCTTTCAAGGTTCCCTTCACTACTCATCCGCAAATATAAACCGAAAATACTTATCAATAACTGGATTTATCTCATCATATGTGGTTTTTTTATTTTGATTACAAAGAGAAAATAAGATATTCCATAAACTCTTTCTCATTTCAGCATTTTTAATCTCTTTCGTAAAGATATTATCTATATGTGAATATGCGCATAAGAATTCAAATATTTCGTTCTTTAATTTATTTTTAACTTCATGCAACAAAGTTAGTCTAGATGCATATTTCTCATCTTCAATATCTTTATCAAGTTGTTGTTTAAATAAAATATAACGAATCTCATTTTTAACATCCTTGAACTTAATGATAATATTCTTTTTAATGATTTCTACTTTCTTAATGAAAGAAAAAATATTAATATGACAGATAATAGGAAAAAGTTTTTTAACATCTTCTGGAATTAATGTATTTGTTGATTCTTTAATTTCACCTATCTTTCTCTCAACCTCTTTTATTTTATTAAGAACAAGAGTAGCTTTTTCTTTATGACTTTCAATAAACATTAATTTATTATTAGTCATTTCCAAAGCGGTTTCTAGTTTATCATATTGTTTAACATTATGTAAATAATTTTCTATATACGATTCTAGTTTTAGATAGCTTATTAAAGATATACAAAGCATAATAACTGCATTCAATCCAGAAATAAATCCAGTACTCCAATGATGGCATTCAATAAATGGAGCAATAATAGTAATAGCAGCACTAATAAAAAGACATGGAAACATTAAACAATTTAGTTTTCTTTGTGTGAAATGTTTAGATTGTATATAAAGGTTTTTTTGACCGCGGATGTATGTTGTTAAAATATCCACTTCACTAGATATTTTATTATCAATACTAAAATCGTAATATTTGTTAATCATTTTTTCAACATCTCTATATGATAGTTTCTTATAGCCATGGTTAGATACAACTACGTCATCATCATCTGTGTCATAATTATTACTATCAGAATCACTACCATTATTACTGTTGTTGCAACTATCAAAATTAGAAATAGTAATTGGACTATTACTGCGTCTATTTTGAATATAAAATAAAGAACCGGTATTTGTTAGATGCATATCTCTAATTTTTTCTAGGTCCTGCTGAATTTTAGTATTAAAATGATTTTCGGTATAGTCTATTAGATTTGTTTCTTCCTGTACATTTTCAATAGCAATACTGTTCTCTATATTTAAATGTATTTCATCAGATGGGTTTTGTGAACTTGTTGTATTAGAAGATGAAGTTTCTATTTGTTCATCATCAGAAATCATATAAAATAATATATATAGTGTATATATAATAATGAGCACAAAAAATTTAATTGAAAGTATTTTTGAGAAGGTAGTGGAAGAGAAGAGAAACAACACTCCCAATCCTGCGAATGAAACGAGTGATTTATTAACAGATGAAAATGATATTGAACTTTCAACTGTAGAAGATAATAAAGATGTAGTAGAGCCTGTTATTGACCCTATTGTTAATGTTGAAAATGCAGTAGCTGAATCAGAAGGAATGATTAGAGAAGAGCCAGTAAAAGAAACAGTTACTGTAGAAGAAAAATCAAAATACATAATTTTATGTGCATCATTAAGTAAATTAATGTGTTGGAAATAAAGAATTAATTATGAGGGATAATAGACCCCTCTCATAATTAAAATATGTCATCCTTTTTTCCATTCTTTTCCCCATTCTTTTACCCATTCTTTTTCCCTTCAAAAAATTGAAAATTATATTATTTGAGAAAGAATTCGTATATAAATGACAACAATATTAACCGCCGAAAAAGCGCACAAACAATTAGTTACTGACTATAAAAAGGAATTCCGTAACTTTCTCTTGACATCTAGATTTAATACCAGTACATGGTCGGAAAATACAGAATTCCGAAATCAAAATACAAACTTTAATTGTATTTATTGCTCGCCAGACCCAATATCACAAAATATACCAATAGATTCTGTGTTGTTTATTCTAGAGATGAATAATGATACGAACAAAATCATGGGTGTAGGAATGGTAAGGAATCACCCAGTATTGAATAAATTCTTTGTATATGAGAACGGTAATTATAACAGATACGTTTATGCAGGTAAAAACCGAATTGATAGAACAAATATGTCGGAAGAAGAAGAGAAAGTGATGATGATATTTGATGTCCTATGTTTTAAAGGAAATCGTCATATGAAACGTAGTCATGGTTTAAAATCATTTCCAGTAGATATGCTTTATAGGTGTAGTAAAAAAATGGATTTAGTAAAGTTTATAGCAAATATGTTTAAAATACGTTTAGCTACTAAAAATACATAAATGTTTTGTCTTGTTCTAATATAAACGATGAATTCAAGTAATAGAAAAGAAAGTAATATGTATGATGTATCAACGTACGCAGATGCTGAATTATATGAATTATTGGATTTATCTAGCCCTACTGATAGAGAGCTAGAAGCTAAGATTATTTTCTTATATCGTAAGTACAAAAATATGCAGAATAGCTCAGGAGAAGAATTAGCAAAATTTTTTTATGATATTCATAGTCATTTTTTTGAGAATGATTATGATACCGATGAAGATGAAGAAAATACAAATATAAAAGAAGGTCTCACTACATTAAAGGATGTTCAAAAACAACAATCAGAGAATATAGATACTGTGAATAAAGCAAATAATAAGGTAACAACCGACATTTCTACAGACAGTAGAACTTTTTTAACAGATACCGAACTCAGAATTGATGGTAACAATAATAAAACAACTACTACAGCAGGACAAGCAAGTAGCCAAAAAATTAGCTTTGTTAAACAACAAGATTACACATCAGATAATATAAATCCATTATTAAAAGAAACTGTAACACGAGTAATAAGTATTGATAGTCAATATAGAGCAGATAAAACATCACTTCCAACCGAATTTACATTTGATTTAGCCGACCCTTTAAAGGATGTAGTTTCTCTAAGTTTATATTCAGTTCAGATACCATATACTTGGTACACTATAGCAAAGAGTTATGGTAGTAATTTCTTTTATATAAAGGGTAGCTCACCTGGTATTAATAATGGAAATCATGATATACAAATAGCTATTAATCCTGGTAATTATGACCCGACGAATCTAGTAGCAGAAATTAATAAATCAATGGTGAACACCTTTGCATCATATACTGATATAAGTTTTGGGAGAACCAATATAAATTATAATCCAGGTAATTCAAAATCATATATTCAAATAGATATTACAAAACAGTATGGTGAAAATAGTTATAAATTAAATTTCCCGTATTATACTACACCGAATATATATCAGAGCGTTGGTAATCTAGATGATGTTACTAGAGCTAGGAATAGTATACCCGCATTTTTAGGTTTAAATCAACAAACATATAAATTAAATACTCTTACTTCTGGAATACTTAAATCAGCAGATATATTGAATAATAACAATATGTTATATAGAATAGATCCATTAAGTACCACTATAACAGTAATAAAATATACTAGTTTTATTGATAGTGCTACATCAGAGGCTAGCTTTTATGTACCAGGTATCACAGCTGTGGATATATCATTTAATATAAAATTATCTTTACTTACAGATGGAACAACAAAATATAGCCGTAATGAAATATTCACAGATTTAAGCAATCAGTTATTTAATAGTAAGTATTTATCATCAGAATCGTCTATATCTTTAATACAAATTACAGATGTAAATGACATTAGATATGATAGCCAATATGGGTCGTACTATTTTGAATTAGAATTAAAACCAGACCGTTATAAAACAAACAACATTACGAATTCAAAATTATTCATTCACTTTCCAGATGAGACAAACATAGCAAGTACAAATACGAGAATATGGACAGGCGTCAACACAAATGGACTGAAGTCTTGCTTTTATTTTACTGACGTATCTAATGAAATGCAACTGATAAGCGCAGAAACACCGATAGTTAAACAGACTAATTTATATAATATTTTGCAGGGTCCATACGTTACTCTAAGATGTGTAAATAATAATTTTATTTCTACTGCAAATGATGTTTCTTTTTCATTAAAGTTAAATCAATCTACAAACACAACCACATATACTGTTTCTCAAATGATTGATTCTATTAATGCTGGAATTATAGACCAGTCATTTAATACTCCTTTTTTGGATGGTCTTCCTAATCTGTCATATAAATACACAGAAGACAGAACACCTAGTAATACGATTGCGTATGTAGATTCTAATTATGTTTTTTCTCTTGCAATTGATATTGCGAAAAGATTTGGTAACAATAATTATACTATAGATTTTTCTGGTAATACAGGTACATTATTTAATAACCAATTTCTTTTAGGGTTTGACCTTATTACTGCCAAACCATTAACTAGTAGTAGTTTGACAGGAATAAAATCTAGTAATGACCGTGTAGGATTACCCGATAGTATTACGATACCAAATGGCTCTGTATTATTTTATGTAAATCCTATTCAGGATATGTGTGGGAATGAATTGGATAATATAGGTCCAATATATTATTATGATGCTAGTAATGTTTTTAATAAATATACTACATCATCAGGACTAGGTAATTTATCAACGAAATTAACAACTTATTTGCAGAACTATCAATATCAAGGAAATTACATATTTACATCAGATACATCATTTAATATAACAACTGGCTCACAACTTAACACGTATAATATATCATTAAATCTATACATAAATAGAGAAATAACATCTAAGGATTATAGTATTCAGTTTATTGATACAGTAAATCCACTTTACGAAGCCAATAGTAATTTAAATTTTTGGGCTGACCCTTTAAACATAGATAGTAATACATTTATAACACAAGCATTAGATTTAAGCAATAATAGTTCATATCTTACAAAATATAGTAATAGCACAGCCATAACAGTAAAGGCTAGTATACCAATAGAAGTAGTAACGATTAATTTTGCATCTATACCCAATACTTTTAAACTTATAGGTTACGAAGATGGTGTAGAAACCACAACAGGTACTAATGATGTATTAATTACTGTTCCAATATACGATTCAACCAATACTTTAATTTACTACACTAGAGATATGTTAGTGTCCACATTAAATACTTTATTAGCTAGTAACCCATTATCATATGGTACCTATTTATATTTAACAGCACCCGATGTAAATCATAATTATTATTTGAAAATTTTTAACAATATTAATAAAATATACACAGCAATTGATTATAAAGTTGTTTTTTATGACGCAGTAAGTTTTGTACGTTGTTTTACTGGTGCAAAAGGTGTTCAGAATACAACATGGGATTCTACACTTGGTTGGATATTAGGATTCCGTAATTCTACGTATTATATTTTAAATGAACCATCTCAAACCAATTCATTTAATTATTACTCTTCATTTTTATTATCAAATAGTTCTGGTACGTATACAGCAGATAGCAATAATACAGTAACCATTGTAGGAGATACTGGAGTAAGTACCAACTTATATAATTATTTTATGATATGCCTGGATGATTATAATTTGAATCATTTGAATGATGGACTAGTTACTATTACTGGTCAAGATACTAGTGTTCCTTTACCATCATATACAGACCGTTCTAATTTCCAATGTGACCCTGTAACCAATCAATTAACATATAATGCAAATACAAGAGAATATTATTCTCAATTAACACAGAAGCAATTATATTCACTAGCACAAAAATCCAATTCTAAGAACACTACAACATCTAATATATTAGGAGGCGTAAGCTCATCTGTTTACGGAAGAGGACCTTTTTCGCAAGATGTATTTGCGGTTATTCCTTTAAAGTTAAATGGACTGCAGAATGGTCAATATTTTGTAGAATTTGGTGGAACATTACAAAATAACAATAGATTTTATTTTGGCCCAGCCAATATTCATCGTATGACAGTAAAATTAATGAGTGATAAGGGTAATACAGTAGATTTGAATGGAACAAATTGGTCATTTAGTTTCATTTGCCAACAGCTTTACAAGCAAAAAAAGTAAATATTATCTCTATATTCTATAACCAGAATGCGAGAACTAGTTGATAAACTGGGTTTTATGGGTCCGCTAATATTATTATGTATTGTCGTATATAATTTATGGAATCAAAAAATTTACCTTATTTCATATTTAGTGTTTTTTATTGGCAATACAATATTAAATAAAGTTTTAAAAATTATAATTAAACAGAAACGTCCAAGTGATGGTTTAAAAATTATGAATGAAGAATATTCTGGCGTAGAAATTTACGGTATGCCGTCTGGTCATGCTCAATCTTGTTTATTCTCCATATCATTTTTATACTTAGTAAAGGGCTCCCCATCATGGTTAATTGTAGGATTATTTATAGCAATATTAACCGTTTATCAACGATGGAAATATAGACAGCATACCGTAGAACAATTATTTACGGGTTCAGTTGTAGGTATAGGATTTTCGTATATTTCATATTATGTTACAAAACAATGGTTATCCGAAGGGAAATAGATGGGAAAACAATATATCTAGATACTATATAACAATGGCAAGTCAAAGTGATTATATTAAATACAAAAAGTTAAATCACGTTATATCTGTAGATGCAAGTAGCAATTTTTTACCCGTTCTTAATTCTCAAGATTACTCTGACTATAAAGAATTTGTTTTAGAGAATACAATTGCGAATAGCAAAACTATTTATAGACGTATTACTCCATCTACTGCGCAGGTAGTATTAAATATGGATAAGAAAAAATCATTAGTTCAAAATATGGGAACATCTACAACGAATTGCCCTAGCTTTTTGATGTGTAACGGCACAAGTAACCGCCCTTATCGTGTAAATATGTCTGATGTATATTTTACACCTACACCACAACGATTAAACTGGCAACAAACAAAGAATGCTTCTTGGCAAAAGACAGGTTGCAAATGCATATTAAATAGCTCAAAAACACATGCTAATATATGCTCATGTAAAACTAGCGTATAAACATATTTTTGTTATTGAAAAATATGTTTTCAATAAGTCGGTTTACTCATTTTTTAAAGATTGAACTTCTGATTTTAATTCATTAATTTCTTTTTTCATATTTTGTATTTCATTTATTAAGAGTCCGATTATGCCAGTATAATTAACTGTTTGATTATCTTCAGCATCTTTTTCACCATTAACTAAATAAGGATATTGTTCTTGAAGTTCATGAGCAATAACACCTATATCTTCTTTTTTGGTTAACTTATTAAAATATTTTATTGGTCGTACTTTATCTATGGTATATGTTTCGTCTAGAGTTATAACATTCTCTTTAATTCTATAATCAGATGTTGCATTGTATGAAGTTGCATTAATTTGTCCAGTTCTGTGGTTAAAATAAATATTACAAACCTTAGTATTAGTATCTACAAATCCTGAACCAAACCAACTATTAAAAGCTAAATTAAATCCAGTACTAGTAGCATTATCAGCAGTTCCGCTAGCAATTCCATTAGTAATTACAGGAGAACTTATAGCGGTTGAATTAAATGTATTACCAGACCCTATTGAAAAAACATTTGAACTAGCTGAAGAAATAGTAACTGCACCACCTTGTATAGATCCACCAGTTGATGAATTCACTGAACCAGCTATATTCACAGAACCAGCTACACCAAGACCACCTGTCACAGTAAGAGCACCATTTGTACTTGTTGTACTAGCAGTTGCTGATGATATTGCTACAATACCATTTGTAAAACTATGAAGTCCTGCCATGTAAGTTAATGTTCCACTTACTGCGTTAGACGAGCCATTAGTTAATTGAATTCTAGCATTAAAATCATAAGTAGTATTATTTTTAAAATCAATATATGGTTCAGCAGAAGTTGCATAAGAACCAAGTTCAATTGAAGTAGTATTAAGCGCAGGTGTAGAAAGACTTGTAGTAAAAGTAGCAGTTCCACCTACATTTAATGTAGAGGTATTTGTTGTAGTATTAATACTAACGTTACCTGTATTAGCAATGCGTAAACCCGTAGTAGCAGCTATCCAAGGTGCAATAATGAATCCACCCGTTGCAGATCCCGCTGCGTTACCCCATATTATTCCACTATCATTTAGTACAGACATGTTATTAAAAGAAGTTGTGTTCAAGTAAGGATACATATTAACTGTATTTAGAATGTTTGTTGTGTTAAATAATGCCAATGCAGTAGAGTTTTGTGATGATTGAGTAATACGAGTATTTCCAACAATATCCAATGTGGAAGTAGGATTATTAGTACCTAATGCAATATTTCCAAAAACAAACAAACGAGCATTCATAGAAACATCACCTTGGCAAATAGTGCGCCCCAAATTATATAAATTTCCATTCATAGAAACATCACCGCTAACAAACAAACGAGCATTCATAGAAACATCACTTGTAACAAATAAACGTGAATTCAATGAAACGTCACCATTAATAAACAACCGAGAATTCATAGAAACATCACCCTTTTGAATAGTACGCCCAAGTACATACAAATTTGCATTCAAAGACACATCACCACTTACAAACAAACGAGCATTCATAGATACATCACTAGTAATAAACAACCGACTGTTCATTGAAACATCTCCATTAATAAACAAACGAGAATTCATAGAAACATCACCCTGTAAAATAGTACGTCCAAGAGTATATAAGTTTCCATTGTAAGACGCATCACCACTTACAAATAACCGAGCACTCAATGATACATCACTTGTAACAAACAACCGACTATTCATTGATACATCGCCATTAATAAACAAACGAGAATTCATAGAAACATCACCCTTTTGAATAGTACGTCCAAGAGTATATAAATTTCCATTCAAAGACACATCACCACTTACAAACAAACGAGCATTCATAGATACATCACTAGTAATAAACAACCGACTGTTCATTGAAACATCTCCATTCACAAACAAACGTGAATTCATAGAAACATCACCTTGTTTAATGGTGCGACCAAGTGTATACAAATTACCATTGTATGATGCATCACCACCAACGAATAAACGAGCATTTAACGAAACATCACTAGTAACAAACAAACGTGATGTCATTGAAACATCATTTATTACAAATAATCGGGTATAAATTGTGGTATCCCCACGCATCACAGTTAAATTATTACTAATTAATACTTGTTGGTATGGAGTCATACTAGTATATATGTAACCACCAACACCTCCGGCCAATGCGGTTTGATATTGACCATTTGCACTCATAGCAATCCCTTGTGATTGCCATAACTGATTCATGGTATTGCTAATTCCATTTGTATTTTTGATAGTATTGTCGTACCATGTTACACCATAATTACTTGATGAGTAAATACTACCAGATTGGAATGTTAATGTTGCTGTTATGCTTGTTGAAGTAACATTATTACTTATGTAAAATTGATATATATTATTTCCATTCGCAAGAACTGGATTAGAAGTGACAACTGTTCCAGTTGGAATACCTGTACCAGATACAGCAGAACCTAAAATAATAGCGGGATAACTCAATGTATTAAGAGTTGAAACTAAATTACTACCCGATACAATACTGAATAATCCAGAATATGTTTTTGCGCTATTATTCACTACAGCGGTTTGGTATTGACCATTTGCAGTCATTGTGATTGCGTTCCAATAGTTGTTTACTGCAGAATCATTCCATGTCAAACCATAATTTGATGATATAAATATTGTTCCTCTATCTGAACTCATAAAACTGGCGCTTGTACTTAAAGACAAAGACATAGTTGACGTAACAGCACTAATATATTGTCCAGAGGATGACATACTTATCCCAAAAAACTGTTGTGCTGTATTTGTAACAGATATCCATTTTTTTCCAAAGTCATTTGACACGTAGATGAAATTTTTATAAACTACTGTAGCCTGATATTGTCCAGTTGACGACATTGTAATACCATTGAAAGGATTATAACCAGGCAATCCAGTTGGACCAGTTTGGCCACCACTAAGTAAACTAGAACCAATATCCCATGAACTCCCATAGTTAGATGATATATATAAATCACCGCCAAACGTAGAATTATTACCCGGAAAAGTATTACTAATTGCAGTTTGATATTGTCCAGTAGAAGACATAGAAATAGATAGCCAATATTGTGTAGATAGTACAGAATTAAATGTACCATTGTTACTAGAATAATTAGTAACTCCAGTAGTATATTCAGTCCATGAACCTAACCCATAATTATTATTGGTCCAAATATTACCAAGATAAACAGTAGCAGATTGATATTTACCATTAGCAGATACTGATACTGCGGTCCAAAATTTATTAGTAACAGCTGTATTTTTTTTCCAAGAGAAACCATAATCTGCTGATGTATAAATAAAACCAAGGTTACTAGCATTTGTTGTTACAATTGTTTGATATTGACCATTTGCAGACATAGAAATACTATTCAAAGTTTCATCTGTTATTCCATAAATAGGCGTCCATGCGGACCCATAATTGTTAGAAAAATCTAAAGGAGGAGTATTTGTTAGCAATACTGAATCATCAATTAATGTTATTGGGTTTACAGTTCCACGTAAATTTATTACACCACTTAAATCTACTTGATAAGGATTACCTGATACACCAAGGAATAAATTATTAGCTATAAACATATTACCACCGAAAGATGCATCTGTTTTTACAAATAAACGTGCTCCAAAAGATGCATCACTAGTTAAGAAGAGGCGTGAATTCATAGAAACATCTCCACCAACAAATAAACGACCACCCATGGATACATCACTAGTTACAAATAAACGACTGTTCATAGAAACATCGCCCTTTACAAAAAGCCGGGAATTCATAGAAACATCGCCTTGAAGAATACTACGTCCAAATCCATAAATGTTTCCACCAAATGAAGCATCTGTTAAAACAAACAGACGAGCACCCATTGAAACATCGCTAGTTACAAATAGCCGACTGTTCATAGAAACATCGCCATTCACAAAAAGTCGGGAATTCATTGAGACATCGCCTTGAAGAATACTACGCCCAAATCCATACATGTTGCCACCAAATGAAGCATCTGTTAAAACAAATAGACGTGCTCCCATTGAAACATCGCTAGTTACAAATAGACGACTGTTCATAGAGACATCTCCATTCACGAAAAGTCGGGAATTCATTGAGACATCGCCTTGAAGAATACTACGTCCAAATCCATACATATTACCACCAAATGAAGCATCTGTTAAAACAAATAGACGTGCTCCCATAGAAACGTCGCTAGTTACAAATAAACGGCTGTTCATAGAAACATCACCATTCACAAAAAGTCTGGAATTCATAGAAACATCGCCTTGATTTATTGAACGGCCTAATAAATACATATTTGCATTGAACGACGCATCATCCGATAAAAATAAACGTGCGTTCATAGAAGCATCAAAATTAACGTTTAACCGACCATTTAATGATAAGTCCTCATGTACTATCATTGTGTATTGGGTTTGAGTTACGTTTGTATATAAAACATATCTTTGTTGATATTCAAAGACACTTAGTCTTCCAGTAATAATCACATCATTCCCAACAAATAAACGACCACCTAATGATACATCACTTGTTACAAACAAACGGGAATTCATAGATACATCACCATTAATAAACAAACGTGAATTCATTGAAACATCGCCTTGTTGGATGGTTCTTCCAAGTGTATATAAATTTCCGTTATACGATGCGTCACCAGAAACAAATAACCGGGCATTCATAGAAACATCGCTGCTTACAAATAAACGTGAATTTAATGAAACATCACCACCTACAAATAAACGAGCACCCATAGATACATCGCTAGTAACAAACAACCGAGAATTCATAGAAACATCACCATTAATAAAAAGTCGGGAATTCATTGAAACATCGCCTTGTTTTATAGTGCTTCCAAGAGTATACAAATTTCCATTATATGATGAGTCACCAGAAACAAATAAACGGGCATTCATTGAAACATCACTACTAATAAATAAACGTGAATTGAATGAAACATCACCGCCTACAAATAACCTACCTCCTAGAGAAACATCACTGGTAATAAATAATCTGGAATTCATAGAAACATCACCGCCAACAAATAATCTACCTCCTAGAGAAACATCACTAGTAATAAATAAACGTGAATTGAATGAAACATCACCACCAACAAATAATCTACCTCCTAGAGAAACATCACTAGTAATAAATAAACGTGAATTGAATGAAACATCACCACCAACAAATAATCTACCTCCTAGAGAAACATCACTTGTAATAAATAAACGTGAATTTAATGAAACATCACCTTTAATAAATAGACGGGAATTCATTGAAACATCGCCTTGAAAAATACTACGTCCAAATCCATACAAATTACCACAGAATGAACTGTCGTTTAATACAAATAGTCTTGCACCCATAGATACGTCACTTGTAACAAATAAACGGCTGTTCATGGATACGTCACCATTTACAAAAAGGCGGGAATTCATTGAAACATCGCCTTTTAATATAGAGCGACCTAGAGAATACATATTACCAGTGAATGAAACATCCGTAAAAACAAACAGACGAGAATTCATAGATACATCACCCACAACACAAACAGATGTTAATATACGTTGAAAAGATGGGTCTGTTACCAAATCATCCCGTAAAAATATATTACTGATATCAATAGGTTTTACTGTAATTGAATATGTTACAAGAGGATTACCATTAACACCAGAATTTAATGAGAAATCCGTAGTTAGTACCATAATACCATTTCGTATATTACTACGGTTACCAAAATTAGTTGCTCCATATGTTAAGCTATCCGTGTACATTTGTACAATATTATTAGATGCAGGAGCTTTCATATAAAACCCTGAACCAGACGAGTCTACTGTAAAAAATCCCGCAGTAGATAAACTAGCATCTTGAATAGCAAACCCTGCTCCTAACCACCCAATATTATTAGCTATATTTGCCACACTAGAAATACTTGATGCATTTGCCTTTATTTTACTGAATGATGACCCATAATTTGTGGCATCCGCTGTACCAGTAGTATTGTTTTGTGTACTGTTAAAAACAAATGCTGGAATAGCAATAGTAGTTAAATTAAAGTTTTGGGCACTTAATTTTCCACTAATAACGAGATTATCATTTGCTCCAGCTAAATATATAGTATTAACTGTAGTACTTGATGTTTGATTACCAGCTCCAATAGTAATTGTTCTAGTACTTCCTATCTCGCCTTGTCCTGTTCCGATGTTAATAAATTTAGCACTATTTCCTATAGTAATACTATCAGCAACACCTGGTTGATTTGCCACATTAGGATAATTTGGATTACTATTATATAAATTTGAACATATATCATAATATGCACTGTATACCGTACTATAAACTGTAAGATTTTTTGTTATACCAACATTATTATTCATAGAAACATCATTTACTACAAATAATCTATTATTCAATACTGCGTCTCCCTGTAAAATACTACGGAAATTAGTATATAGATTACCATTAAAAGAAACATCATTACTTACAAACAATCGGTTATTTAATGAAACATCTGCTTGGACAAATAATCTGGCATATAAAGTAGCATCATTACTAACGAATAGATTAGAATTCATAGAAACATCACCTTTAATAATAGTACGGCCATGCACGTACATGTTACCACCAAATGATACATCATTAGATACGAATAATCTTGCATTCATAGATACATCACTATTTACAAATAAACGAGAATTCAAAGAAACATCACCATTCACAAAAAGACGAGAATTCATAGATACATCTCCTTGATTAATAGTTCGCCCTTGTGTGTATAAATTACCACCAAATGAAACATCAGTATTTACAAATAATCTGGCTCCCATAGAGACATCACTCGTGACAAATAAACGGGAATTCATAGAGACATCGCCATTCACAAATAAACGGGAATTCATAGAGACATCGCCTTGATTAATAGTGCGGCTTTGTGCATACAAATTTCCTCCAAATGAACTATCAGATAAAACAAATAGCCTTGCACCCATGGAAACATCACTCGTAATAAACAACCGACTGTTCATAGAAACATCGCCATTTACAAAAAGCTGAGAATTCATAGAGACATCACCTTGTTTTATAGTACGTCCATAAGAATATACATTTCCGTTCGTAGAAACATCTCCATCTGTAAACAATCGGGACTTTATATACGCATCATCGTTTACAAAAAGGCGACCATTTAATGACATATCTTCACTAATTATTAATGAATAATTATTAGTAGTTACATTCGTATAAATAATACTTGATTGTGCATACTGTAATACATTTAAACGACCAACTATAAGAACATCTTTCTGAACAGTAAAATTGCCACCCACATAAGTATCAGAACCAATAGATAGACGAGAATTCATTGAGACATCGCCGTTTATAAAAAGACGTGCACCCATAGAAACATCACTTGTTACAAATAATCTAGAGTTTAACGATGCATCCCCGCCTACAAAAAGACGAGACCCAAATGATACATCACTTGTTACGAATAATCTTGAATTTAATGATGCATCTCCACCCACAAATAGACGAGAACCAAATGATACATCACTAGTAACAAACAAACGTGAATTCATAGAAACATCACCCTTAATAAAAAGACGCGAATTCATAGATACATCACCTTGAATAATACTACGACCAGCTGAATATATATTTCCATTCATAGAAACATCGGCTCCTGTAAAAAGGCGTGCATTCATACAAACATCATTGACAACAAACATACGAGAATTTATGGATAAATCATATCCTACGAACAATGAACCTGCCATGTTATTAATTGTTTCATCGTTACCAATGTAGATTGATTGTATATTATTATTATTTAACAAATTAAAACTACTGTTATTTGACATAAGTTTACCTCCATCATTAATATTCAAATCACCTGATATAAACATATTACCTGAGAGTTCCAAAATAGTATTATTTATTCTATTATAAAGATTTGGATAATATGCATATAATAATCTACTTGCACCATAAGACCCATATGAAGTAATTGTAGTTCCACTATATGTGTTTGGAATAAAGGAACTAGTAACATTAGAAATAAGAAATAGGTCAATGGAATGCATATATATATTTCTCAATTGGTTATTGGAGCCATCTATTCGGCTTCCTATTCCTGAAGAGTTTAATAATTCATGTGGTACTATAGACCAGTTAGAACTTTGCCAGTTGTTTGTATAAATAAATACGCCATTGCTTCCAACTGCCACTGCTCTAGATAAATCATAGATAAAAACACTTTTTAAGTTAACATTACCAATATTAATAGCACTTAATGAAATATCGACCCAGTTTGTACCATCGTTTGTCCATGATAAAATATTATTACCAACCGCTATTATATTTGAATCGTCATAAACATAAATACCATTATATTGAGATAAATAAACATTTTGTCGGTTATAAATTGTTTCTGGCACAGTAATTGATGGGTCTATTTTTATTATACCATCCCCTGCCAAGTACATATACTGTCCACTAGAATCAACTGCATTTACTTCATAACTATAATTATCTATGCCAATATTTGAATATGTAATTGTATTTGTTACTGGATTTATATTATACGTAAAATAATTCTGAATATTATAGGTTTGATTGGATGTTAGATATCCTATGTAACCACTAGAAACTATAGGATCAAATGGATTATATGGGTTAAATGTAAAATAAAATGTATTATATTTCGGTGAATTAGCGGTATTGTTTGTATTATTAGTGTAATCAAATGATAAAAATACACGGTATATATCAATGTATGGTTTAATATAAATATTTGTAGTATTACGGAAAACTAAACTACTGGTTTCACTTGAATTATAAATTAACAATGCCCATTTTAACCCTCCATTAATAGTGTAATATAAACTGCTATTATTTGTACCAAGAATAGCAAAACTTGCGTCATATACATAAAGTGAATTGAATGTATTATCAGAACGCTGTTCAAAATTATCAAATGAATTTACATCAATATCTATTGGTAGTGTATTCCATGTTTTACCCTTATCATTTGTAAATGAAAAGTATTGAAGATATACTACATTATTACCTACCACAGTGCCAGGCGATGATGAAGACCCTACTGCCATTCCAAAATTAGGATTTATTTTGGAAAATTGTACCTGTTTGAATTCAAATTTCGCATTAAAAACAGTTTTTAATTCTCCATTTCCTATTCTAGTTGGACCATTGATATCCATAACGTAATTTTCGGTCTTTGGTATGAAAGTATTTATACCTGTTGTAGATGCATATTTATGAAAATAGTTACCAGAAACAATATTTTGAGAAAGAATATAATTACCTGAAACATCACTTAAAAACATTGAACCAAAAGAGCGATTTGTATCGGCAGGAAATGCGCCGCCACCAACCGCAAATCCTGACCCACTTGGATCTATTATTCTTAAAAATGTATTTGAACTATTATCAATCGCTAATAATGATAATGAATTTCCTGTTAACGCAGAACTTACATCATAAACATTTCTCAAAAATGTTATATTAGAATTATCGTAAACAATTGCAGATTCATTATATTTAGCATCATAATTTTGCTTACGATTTGCAACAATAAGATAAGAGTTTAGTGTTGTGCTATTACTACTAATATTAAATTTACCCGTATTACTAAATAGACTAAGAGTTCCTGCTGCACTTATCAAGACATTTCCTCCGTTATCTAATGAAATAACAGACGCAGATGATGACCCAATAGTTAAACCGCTACCAGGTTGATTTTTAATAAATGAATCTGCCTTATTTAATATATTCGTACTTACATCGTTAAAGAAATATATATTTGATGAAGCATCATCTGCTGCAATTACTACTCCATGTGCATTTTTATTTTGACCAATTATATTACGAATATAATTCATACTAGTATCTACTTTTAATACTTCAAAACTAAGACCTGTTATATGCAACGCAGCTTCAGGACGTTTGTTGTTAATACTAATTCCGGTAGGGTTTCCTGTTATATATGTCCATGGTAAATTCACACTGGAAGCATCTGTTCCAAAAAACAAACTATCTTTTACAAATAAATTACCGGAAGTAATCAGCTGACCCAATGCTTGAATATACGTACCACTTTGAATAAAATCTTGAGAAAGTAACTGACCCTTTACCTTCAAGTTATCAAATTGATTAATATTAGCGGCAGTACTTCTGGATAAAAATTGGTTTGCAACAATAGACCCAGCATTGACTGTAGATATAGTTGTCTTTTGTGTTCCACCATATTGACGCCAAGACATGGTAATTATTATACAATTACTATGTATTTTTATTTTACAGATTCAAACTATATATGTTAATGTTTTTCTAAAATCTATAGTTTTTTCTCGTTTTGCGATTTGTTTTTCTCTCTAAGAATTTGCGAATATTATCTATATCGTTTAAAAAAAGGTCTACTATTTCTTGATAGAACTTACGAAATTCACTTTTTCTCTTTCTCATATCATCTGTAGAAAACCACCCTATTTCTATTTTCTCAAATAGTTTGGAATCATTTAATGTTTTTTTATCCATTCTTTCCCATAAGAATTTGTGATTTTGATTATAATATATGGGCAATTTTTCATCATAATCCATAAAAAAAATATGGACATTGTAGTCGTTGTGTGTAATTTTATAGACACCACCAGCTTTTTTAATAAGTATTTGTATCTGTTTCTTATCTCCAAGAAATCCTGTTAATTCTTCACCACCTTCTCTTAATGCAGTTGAATAAGGTGTTTCTCCTTTATCTACACCACCACCAAAATCAGACCATCCTTTCGCACTATCTTCCATTGAATTCTCTTTCCCAAATAAAAAATAAAGTTTATTATTGTGAATTGTAACAGGTAAAATACTTCCAGCAACCATCTTATTATATAGGAATATTAAATTTTTACTGTTTTAATATTTGGGTCTTTACACTCTAGATTTTTAAGAGTCTCTTCAAATATACTATGGTTTTCTGGTTTTTCTGGTTTTTCTGGTTTTTCTGGTTTTTCTGGTTTTTCTGGTT